TATTGCTGCCATCACTTTCTTAACTGCATCGAACACTTTAAAGAAGGGCATAAGATAAATCTCCAATCCTGTCTGAACTAAATTCTTGAGTTTTGCTATGTATGGTGATAAGAAATCCTTAATGGTGGTGAATATCTCTCCAAAGAATCCAAAGGTTGCATCCAATTGTTTCTTGAAGAATCCAATTATCTTACCAAATATCTTCTTGATCTGATCAAACATCCCAAGAATAGGTTTCATAATAAAATCAAAACCCTTCTTAAGTGTAGCACCAATTCCACCACCTTTGGCTTTCTTACTACCGTCCTCAGCGTCCTTTGCAACTCTTGCTTTAATATCTTGAGCAGTGGTCTCTACAAATTCCTTATTATCACCAAGTTCTTGTTGATTATTAACCAAACCACTAAGATCTAAGTCTGCTCCTGTATCATCATCTTCACCTATATCTGGTTCTTCTTCCTCCTGATCACGATTCATCATCTTATTAATACCCCATCCAGCAAGTGCAATGCCACCCATTACCAATGCTGCTTTAGGATTCTTAACTGCAAATTTACCGACCTTAAACAACCCTTTGGCTGCTATCTTCGCTAGATTAAATATAAACTTACCTAGACCTTTAAGTAAACTCAGTACAGGTTTAAGTGTCGCTTTTGGTTTGGTAATTAATGCAAATAATCCTGCTTTTATTAATGCTGGACCAGCAAATATACCACCCAGAACCATAAAGAATTTGAATAATCCAAATATCCCTTTAAAGGACTTAGGATTCTCCATAAACTCACTTATTCCATCTAGAGCAACCCCTGTTAACCAACTAGCAATCTTAAATATAAATTTACCAATTTTAGCGATGGCATCAACCATCTTCTGAACTTTTTCTGGGTTCTTCGATATCCAATCAAGTGCTGCATATCCTACTAATTTAAAGAAGAAGGAACCTAACTTCTGTAGGAACCCCATTATACCTTGACCAACCTTTCCTGCTACGAAACCAGCAACATATCCAGTTCTAGCAGCAAATAGGTTAGCACCCTCCATCTTTGCTTCTGCATCATCATCTGCCTGTCTACCTAATGCCTTCTCTTTATCCCTCTTATCATCTCTTTCTCTCTGTGCTTGATCATTAAGTGCATTATCCTGTGCATTAGCAATCTTATCCTGTTGTTGTATCTGAAGATTAATAGACTCCTTGAAAGAGGTATTCATACTCTCCATCATAAGTGCCATACTATTCATTGTCGCACCAAGACGATTCAATGCAAATGACATCTGTTTGAATCCAGAGTTTGCACTGGTAACTATCTGCTTAGTATCAGTCGCACCAAGCTTTCGACTTTCGATTCCCTTAAAGGAAACCATCTTATAAAGTCTTGCTTTTGATTCTTTATTTGGTGCTGATTTTGCCATTAACAGTTAACCGTCGCTGATGGATTAGGTCTCATAATAACTAACTCAGATGTAGATTGAGATACAGTTTGTTGTCTAATCTTCTGTACTAATATTGCTGCACTGCCACCCTGAAGTTTACGATCAAAACTTCTAGCATTGCTATTAAAAGATAGTGTACTCATACTATTACTAGTGTTATTTATTGAAGGTCCAGGACTGATAGATGGTCCCCAATCTTTCATACCAGTAGGAACGTCTGCACCTGTGTCAACACTATAATCTGGTTTAAATGTCTTTGGTGGAGTAGTTAATTGATCAATTAACTCAACTGCTTCTAAAGGATTCTTCTTTATACCCTCAATAGTAGACTTAATCTTCTCAACATTAAACCCTTTAATTTGTAACTTACCAGTCTTAGCATCAACATTTATAAGAGTTCTCTCTGTATTAAATTTTATAAACTCTTCTGCTCTACGTATTGCTGTTAATTCCTTTGCCTTACTATCATCAAATACTACATCAGGAACATTCACCTTACCTTGATATATCTCTTCTAGCGTGACATTCTTTGGTGTTTGAGGATGATTAATTATATCTTGGTGATTTTCAACGACAATATCCATATCTACTGCATGGATCTTCTCCTTAAAGAATGATTTAATTATATTCTTTGGTTCATTTAATGATTCTTTTAAGTCGTTAAATTCATCTATCTTGTAAACGAATTGAGGTGGTAATATTTTACCCACAGTATCGTTTATTAACTTACCACCATCCATCTTCTCTTCTGGTTTCTTCTTAAACCAGTTCAAAGGATTAACTGCATTTAAGACATCACCTGCTTTATCCTTTACTCCACCCACAAAATTCATTACTGCTTTGGCACCATTAACAATCTTCATGACACCTTTCACAAGAACATCTACAGCAGCATCAGCTATAAACTCAATAAACGGTTTAATATAATCAAGACCTTTCTGTATTATATCAACAAACTGGAAAATGAAATCCAATGCTGGTTTCATTATCTTAATCTGTATATCTACTATCTTCCTAATCAAATTCTGTACAAATTCTCGCATCTTTCCTAAGAATGTAAAGAATCCTTTAAATGCACCTTCAATAATAGGACCAAGTTTTTCACCTACCCATCCACCTACCCACTCACCAACTATACTACCCAGTATAGGTGCAAATGGACCAATAAATGGACCTAGGAAAGCAGTAGCAATTGCTGCACCTGCCATACCACCTGCTGCTTTACCTACACCAATACCAACTGCTTGTGCATTAGTTTTACCTGCTGCTATTGCCTCCTGATATGCATTAACACCAGAGAATACAGCACCAACACCAGCACCAATCTTAGCGAATTTGGTAAGACCTTTCATCTTACCTAACTTTTTACTCCACTTACCTAACTTAGATTGTAACTTCTTAGTCTTATTACCAAGTCTTTTAACTCTTTGTGCCCATTTATTATTCCTTATCTTACCACCAAATCTTCTTCTAGACGCATCCTTACCGAAACGTCTTTGATATCTCTTTCTTGCCTCCTTCGAAGCATTTCTAGTTCTCTGATTTCTATTAGGTCTCTGATTAGGACCACCATCTTCACCCTGATCACGTAGTGCCGTGAATAATTGAGATAACCTTTGGAAATCTCCAACCAACTTCCAAGGCATGAATACCCTAGATGCAACCCATAATCCACCCAATCCTCCAATTAGTTGGAGTACACCTTTTAACCCTGAGAACGTCTTCTCTATAAGTCCTTTATTAGGATCCAATACATCCCCAAAGGATACTAATGAATCAGCAATTCCACCAATCCCCCATGAGAGGATTTTCATTCCAAATTTACCCCATCCAATAAAGAAGTTAATAGCGTTCTCTACCTTCTCAGGATTCTTTTCAATCCAATCAAGAGTTGTAAACAACCCTAAAGCAATTGCTAATCCCTTTAAAGGTTTAAGTATTGCACCAATGAATTTGAATAAACCTAAGAATTTTGATAATTTACCTTCTTTCTCCTTATCTATTGCTTCCTGTGTTGCTTTCTCCTCTTCAGGAGTCATCTCTGTCTCTTGAAGATCTTCCGCAGTATCATCCTGTTTCTTATTGAGAAGTTTTTCCTCAACCCTCTTTCTCTGGTGATAACGTTTCTCTGCTTCTTTAGCAGTCTTATTAATTACCTTTACTCTATCATCTGTATGCTCTTGTAGGTATTCCGATTGAAACTCATGCAACGTATGAATGCTTTTAGTTGAATTCGCAATGCCTGTAAGAGAAATACCAAGGTTATTGACCTGCTTAACATTAGTCACAAACCCACTAGAAAACCCCTTCCCTTGAGGGAGTTTTACTGGTTGATATTTGTAGACTGATAGTTTTGCCATCTATAGTGATTTGCGTTCCTGTGCTTTTTGTCTCTTCTCCTCCTCCTGCAAGTGAGCAAGGAGTAGATTCACATAAACATCACGTTCCCAAGGTATCATGTTTTCCAGTTCGGTTAAACTGTACTTATGATGTTGCATTAGTGCGAAATTCACCTTAAACATATTCATAAGGGAATCATGCATGAGTGCTATCCGAAAAAAGCAGCAAGTCCTTCCAGTGGAATAGTACTTTCTACATTAGTTTTAGGATTAGTCACAACCAAGTCATGCTTTAGTTTTGGTATAGTATCAAAGAATTTTTGAACTTGCTGGAATTGATCAGAGTTTAGATCACCAATAAAATCAAGTGCTTCCTTTAAAGTAAAGGAATCAAAAACCTCATCAGCATCATATACTTTATCAATACACTGAGCAGCGAGTTTAAACATATCCTCGATATTAGGATCATCCCGTAAGTTTTGATCAATGAATAGATCCAATGATGGATACTTCATAACAAGACCAACAGAATCGTTTAGTTTAATATCTTTGGTATGTTCCTCATCTTGAAATATTTCAATATGCTCTAGAGGTAACTTAACATCAACAGTTGTTTTATTGTCATCAGGGCAAGTTACGGTAAACTCACTGATCTCACCAACTGCTTTTGCACGAATACGAAGGAATAAGTATTCAATCTCAAAAGTTGGAATTTTATTCAAATTCGTTTTTAAGTCTGTGCAATTTTTGATAATAGTCTTTACTGCGTTAACCATTTCTTTCTCTTTTTGAGATTCCATAGCTAAGTACAGTAATTTCTCCTCCTTAACAAGAAAAGGTCTATACTTGACCTTTAAGTTCGATACAGGTAATTCGCATTCGTATTCAGGTATCGCTAACTTTGGTAATGCCATAATTTAACATAGTATTGTAGTTATTTAGTAGGTTCAACCCAAGTGGTTATGATGTACTTATCTCCGTTCTTTGGTTGTATACCACGATGGATAAAATTCCATGTTGCAGGAACAAAAGTTAATCTACCACATTTAGGTTTTATCTTGGTGCCATCTATTAATTCCGTCTCACCATCTTCAAAATTATCATTTAAATACCATATACAAAGTATTTGTCTATCACCTGCTGCATCATGATGCCAATGATAATAATCATCATCAGATCTATACTTCTTTATATTAAATCCAGTATTATTCATACCATGTTGGAATAGTCCAGTAAAGTACTGTCTAATATGATTAAGATAGGATCCCAAATGGTTATCTAAAGAACCATATAAAACATCATCCTCATCTCGCCAGTCATCCTTATTAGTAACATAGAGTTCTGTACACTTCTTTAATTCTGGGATAACTAGATCGTCTCCATTGACACGATACATACCCTGAGTTTGCCTTGTATCATACTCATACTTATCAATAACTTGCTTACAAAATGATTCAGTAAGGACATTATCTATAGAATATATAAAATCAGAAAATTTCTCAATCTTCTTCACATTATCAAATTCCGAAATCATTTACCTCCGCTTGTAGTGAGTCTCCTGCTCCAAGACCTAAGTTATCTAGTGCTTGGTTTCTAGGACTAAAATCAATTACTCTATCACTTGCACCTGGTCCAAATCCAACATCAGTCATAACAGTATCAAAACGATATCTCTCATACGACCACTCAATATCCATCTTCATTAAAGTTGTTTGTTCATTATTTAAGTTCATCACACTAATATTAGTTGGAAACGCACCATATAAATTCCAAACACCCGTGACTCTATTCAATCTACTCTTAGGTTTTGGTGAACGTTTCGACATACTATCCTGATAAACTATATTACTTCCCAATTCCCACTTCTGTATGAGTATATTAGTTGTATACTGATCATAAAAAGCAGTTCTATTCTCCTGATCCCCTGCCATTTCATTCATCCAATGTTCAAATGTATTCCTCATGAAGAGATCTTTAGTAACAAGGAATGAAATAGTAATAGGACTATTAACTTGTCCTGTGGCATACTTTCTCTGCATACCAAAATCTTTAACTTCTGCAGTAGTTACCTGTCTACTAGGTACAGTTACATCATCTGCTGCGAAATTAACATATTCATACCACTTACGCCACTCATATATTTGATTATCCCGAAGAATCGCTGGCATACCACAGAATACTGAATATAGATTAGATCTAGCGGGTTCCGCACCTCCAGTGCGAACCCAGTCCATAAATTCTGTAAATGAATTTGGGGTTGTAAAAGCCATTATGTACGACTCCAGATGTGACTACTAGGTACCTCCATCCATCTACCCACAACGCTCATTACGAACTGTTCTAATGGTAATGGGATCATGTCGGTAAATTCTTCTCTTGGCACCACTTTAATATTTGTAGCATTAGACATAAAGTATTTATGGTGGCACTGCAAAGGGTATTGTCTACCACCCAAAGCCCATGATTTACCAACTGCTCTTCTCATCTCTGGTCTTAAATAATGGAGATTACCACCTTGAAATTGGAGATTTTGCATATCTCTATCATATATCTGAACCATAGGATACTGGTCATACCAAGGTAACTTATCTGGTGATGTTGCTGCACCATAATTAAAGAATATAATGTCACCAGATAGGAAACCACCAGTATAGTCCTGTAACCCATAAAACATTTGTGAGCGATACCAGTCCTTTGACTGAGAGGATCCCCCTGCAAGATCTTTTACATCCTGAAATATACTCATACTTTTAGTTCTTTCTCTGTGAGTATCATAAATTCCATTCTACGATCTCTACAGTATTCCCGTGCTGCTTTCCATTTAGCAGTGTTTATACCGTAAGTCTTCACCTCAGATAAATACCTCGATCCCTTACGACGTTTCGGTTGTTGAGTTTGTGCATAAGGTTTAACTTCAATAACTCTCTTTTGGGGTCTTCCTGTCGGACTCCTCGATTCGACATAGAAATCAGGAAAATAGCGATGCTGACGACGATCCACGGGACTAATATAGGGAATAATAATTTCTTCACTTGACCACCTAATAACGTTTGGATTCTTATCACACCAGTTCATGAACTTTAACTCCCACAAAGACCTATAAATAATACTTGTAGGATCACCTTTATATTTTGTAGGATTTGATGGTTTGTACCTTCCTTTATAGCCTTTTTTCATGGCATTTGTATTTCCACGACTAAAACCAATTGGAGCTAGCTCAGACGGTTCGAGAAAGAGTATTAGTCAAAATTCTCAGTATCCGACTGAATCGATGGATTACTTAAAGATCGATATTTTCGACTCTAAGAAGAATAATCCATATAACTATGTAGGTGCCAATGCTGGAACTGGACGTTCTGCTGGTGTATCTAAAGACTCAATATTTCTATATTTACCAGGTAATCTATCAGAACAATATACAACCAGATATAATCAACAGACCGCAATCGGTGCTGCTGGTGTTGCTGCTTTGGATGCTGCTCAAAAGGGAACTACTGAAGGAATTGGAGAAAAGATATCTTCTGCTGCTACTCAGGTTAAAACCAACCTTGCTGCACAAATTGCTGCTGAAGCAGTAAACCTATCAAACCTAGGTAATACAAACTTAAGTGCTAATGATCTTGCTGCCTTAACTAAAAAGGCAATAATGAACCCATATGAAGAAACCACATTTCAGGGTACAGACTATAGAAATCATTCATTTGACTTCAAAATGGTTCCAAAGAGTATGGAAGACGTACAAACGATTAAGAATATTATTCATAAACTACGTACATCCATGCTACCTGGCAAAAACTCAACAAGTGGTGTAAGTGATGGTACATCACAAGACATTTTCACCCAAATTGAAGATGGTGGTAGAGGTAGAGGGGATCGTTGGTTGACAATCCCAGATTTCTTCCATTTGAGTATTGTACGATATAGAGGTTCATATGAACGTGCTAATGAAGCAATGGATAGACCAGCAACATTAGGATATATCATGCAATTCCCAACAAAATGCGTTCTATCTAGTATGAACGTTAATCTTACTCCAGACGGTCAACTTTCAACTCTAAGAAATGGTGCCACTGGTGATAATGATGAGTATGATTATGGTCCTAATGCATACAACCTATCGTTGACATTCAACGAAACTGCATTCCTCACTAAAGACATGCTACAAGGCGGTTTATCACAATGAGTAAATATTTCTCCTATCTACCAAACGTATATGTACGACTTGACAGTATACGAAAACAAGGTGTAGATCCATACGTACAAGCAAAAAACATCTTTAGAAGAATTAAGATCAGATCTGATCTTCAGGGTGCTGCTTTAGGATTCCAGCAATATTCAATTGCTTCAAATGAAAGACCTGATGAAGTTGCGAATAAAGCATATGGTGATCCTACGTTAGATTGGGTTATATTGGTAGCTAACAATGTTATCAACATATATGATGAATGGCCAATGCATGAGCAAGAACTCATGGACTATTGTGCTAAAAAATACAATAATGCAGACGGAATTCACCATTATGAGTCTTTACAGTTTAAAAACCCACAAGGTGATATAGTGGTTCAAGAGGGAACAGAGGTAAATCACAATTTTACCTATACTGATTGGGAGAACATAACTCATACAGATTTGGTAAGACCAGTGTCCAACTATGAACACGAAGTTGCCCAAAATGAGTATAAACGGAATATATACTTATTAAAACCCCCCTACCTATCTGACTTTATTGCTGAATTTGCTGAATTGGTCTCATATTTACCAAATGACGAAATTGATGAAGATGAGTTGAAAAAGACATTTGCAGTTATTGACGAAAACTACCTTACCGCCAAATCAACGTATACAAGCGATATTGGTAGAACTGCAGTTACCAAAAAAGCAGCAATGCAAGATTTTGCAGACAGAGTATTTGCGGTTACTGCTGCGTCTGCTGACGCTGCAATCGCTGCTGCTGCATCAAATACCTCAACTAACGACTCTGGCGTTATAGCAGGTACCACAGATTCGGGTTACACAGAATCGAATTCAGGTTACTAATGACTAAAAAACCATTACACAGATTACCTCTTGATGAGTGGTTTGACGATATACCCCACCCTTACGATAATTGGCCAATGGCAACAGATGATGAAAATGGTAATATATACCATTCAAGAAAAGAAGAAATTGAGCATATACACGACGATACCAAAATACATCAAAAGATGTATGATCTAGCAGTAGCGAAACACTCACCTTGGAAAGGTGGTGGATCTGAGAATTTTCAAGAAAAACCCTAGAGACAAAAAAATACCCCGATTTTTTTTCGGGGCATTCTGGGAATCAAAGTTCGAATAATATACAAGTTACCGATGACATGGTGCTGGTCTTCTTTCAGTCCAACGCCTGATCCAACCAGGTCTCCACCTTCCTGATCTGCTGTAGTCACCAGCAATATACTCCTCGTGTTCCACGATCTCTACGCAATACATGCGACTGGGATCTGGTCTCCAATGTTTGTATGGTCTTCTATACCGAGGATAATGGTGGACATGTACCTCCTCAGTAAACGGCTCCCAGAACTCAGCCCATGTCAGTGCTGATGCTGGTGCAGCAACGCTGGTGGAGAGAATTAGTGGGAGCAGTAACCATTTCATAATTTAAAGTTCTTTAGCGAGGTCTTCGAAGTAAGATAGATCGGGATCATCTGACTGTGTTGATTCTACACGATCACCGAACCCACTTGGTACACTCCCTGTGACAGTTTGTGCAGTGGTCTGTGGAAGTACTTCTTCCTCCTCTTCATTAAACGTTGCGACTTTACGCTTGTTTAATACTAGATTCAATCGTGTCTCTAGATCTTCATACGATTTGAAGTTAGAACTATCGGTAAACTCTTTGAGAGAATACTCCTTGTTATAAACTTCTTCAAGTTCTGCATCACTATACCCACCTAATGTTGCTGGTGCAGCAAACTCAGACTTGTCATAGTTCCAGAAACCTGCAACCTTAACAATCTTTAGTTTAAAGTCAGCACCCTTCCATAGATCGAAAGGATTGATGGGTGTCTCATCCTCAAACTGAGGTTGAGCAGCAGCAACGATCTTGTCATGGATCTTCTTACCATACTTGTAGAGGAAGACTTTGCCTTCGTTCTCTGGATGGATAGGATCCTTCACAACATATATGTTGCTGTAGTAAGAAAGCTTACGCTTCTGCTTACGTGCGACATCCTTGTCGCTATCTGAACCTGAGTTCCATAGTTGACGGTTCAACTCACCAACTGGATCTTTCTGACCCAATGTAGTAAGACTATTCTCAATGTACCATCCACCTGGTCCTTGGAATGCATGACTCCACACTTGTGCCCAAGGTAGGTCGCTATTCGTCTCAGGAAGGAATCTAATAACAGCATAACCGTTACCAGACTTATCCACTTCTGGTTTCCAGAAGCGTTCATCTACCTTAGCACCAGCAGGTTTGTTTAACTTCTCAATAGCAGTGCTAAGGGAAGCAAAAGAAGATCCACTGGACTTCTTTAAAGTGGCAAATGACATGTTACGTATTCTCCGTATTGAATGTGTTTGTATTGTGCTACTGGATTATAGTAGCATACTATTTAGTCGTTGTCAACGACATCTTTTTCCTCCTCTTTGATCTGTCTCTTCCACTGCTTAAGTTTTTCTTCCATCGAGTTCAAGATATAAGTAAGATCCATACCACTAGAATACATCTTAGATACATCATCAATCCTTTGCTTTACATCTGACACTGTACCATCATTAGTATGGTCTGTATCCTCTTGAACATAGGTAGATGCCAAAGACAATCTAGCATAGAATACCTTCTGTTTAGCGATCAACTCAAGTGTTTTATTGATGTGATCTAGTCTTTCTTGAGGTGCAAACTGCGATAACTTATTACTCATCTTGAGTAATTCAGTGTATGTCTCTTGTATATCTTCAAGCTCATCTCTTACGACTTCTGAGTTGAAGAACTCCTCTTGGTTCATAGTGGTAAAACCCCTCTACTTGTACGTTTAATATAATTTAATTGTTGAGCATTGTATTTGATCTTATCCTTTAATGGTTTAGAGATCAACTTACCTACTGTTTCAACTTCAATTTCAAACTCATCACAGATAGATGTAACTGCCTCTATGTAATTAACGAGACCGTTAGACTCCTTCACAACTGATTCGACTAAGGCAGAAAACTTTGCCTGTGTCATAAACTTTTCTTCAATTTCTTTCACGTTGTCCCTCCTGAACTGCCCATGTTTCTAATGAATCCATACGATACTGTTCGATCCAATCAAGAAGCATGTTCATGTAGGGAACTTTATCATAACGTTGTTCAACTTGTACTTGTCCATCCTCTGCAACAGATAAGGTAACAAGTTTATCAACCTCAATACCTGTGCGTTCATAGTACATGTAAGCATACGCTGCTTCCTGTACAAAATACTTCTCCAACCACTCAACTTTCTTTAGTTTAGTTGTTGTTTTGAAGTCAATTATAGCAAGCTCCCCATCAAACTCACCAATGCAATCAACCCTGCCAGCAAGACCCAGATTGCAAGAGTAAAGAGGGGTTTCAAGGCAGTTAATAGTACCAATACGATCAAGAGTCGCACGACTAGCCCGAAAAAGGTAAGTGGGAAAACCCTCGCTCTTCTCAACTTTCTCCAGTTCATTGTTTAAATAGTCCTCTACAAGATTGTGGTACTGTGTACCTCTCCAAGAAGCAGCATGTCTAATCTTCTCTGCTTCAGCATAACCTACTCTCTGTTCCCACTTAGCGATCCCTTCCTTACCTTGATGACCTGTGACTGTAGTGACACTAGGAGCCCACTTACCATCAGGTAACTTATAAAATCTACCGTGTGGTAGTGTACGAGATTCAAGATCTACGATGTCAACAGGTGTTTCTAGATGAACAAATGGCATAATAAATTTACATTCCTTGATTGATTTTAGCAATCAGATATTCTTTAACGAAACCGCTACGAACGATATCGCTGATTTCAAATTCAACTATGTCAACTGAAGGCATAGTCTGCATGATCTTCATGAAGTCTAGAACACCTGTCCTCTCATTAGTTTTAATGAGATCAGACTGAGTATAGTCTCCAGAGAAAATGATCTTAGAATCCTGACCAACACGAGTAGTAATTGAATCTAACTCATGGAAGTTAAGGTTAGAGAACTCATCCACTATAATGATACAGTTATCCATAGTACAACCACGGATAAATGAAGTACTCCAGAAGGAAATGGTCTCCTGTGACTTTAGATTGTCATAGAGTGCTTCGAAAGCATTATCATCAGGCATACTAAACATGAACTTAACCATGTTCTTGTATGGTATCTGATATAGATTTGACTTGTCCTCATGATCTCCTGGTAGGAAACCAATCTCTCTAGTAGGTACAAGAGAGCGAACCATGTACACTTTATCATAAGGTGTAGATTCGTCAAGTACTTCCTTCAGTGCAAGGTAAAGACTAATGAATGTCTTACCAGTACCAGCAGTACCATGAAGTATTAAGTTCTTCCCTTCACCAAAAGAACCAAAGACCTTCTCCTGATTGGGAGTTAAAGGTTTGATTACTTTTAGTTGGTCAGTATTAATTGCCTTCCTTTTCCTCTGGTATGCAGGTACCTTCCTTCCGTTAGTACCGTTACCATTCTTCTTCTTTGCTGGCATGTTTAAGTATACCTCGATAGGTTAGCACGTGGATGAGCATCCTGAATCTTAGACATTACATCTTTAAATCCATCGGACTGTTTGGGTTTACCATACATGTGACCACCTATTCCTGCTTGCCAGTCCTTATCCCAATCGGGATTATCCTTACGCCATTGGTCATAGGATGCGACTGACATGGAGAGTTCTTTCTTCTCTCCAGTGGTATTATTTATTACTGGGTATGTCGGCATGAGGTTCGTCAAAAAGTACGGTTTCTATGTAATGATCAGCCCACTGTGGTGTGAACCAACTGGATAATACATTAGAAGTTTTTCTATTCTTCTTCTGGGACTTACAGTACCAGATTTGATCATCCAATCTCTTCATCTCATTGATCCAATTGCTATCAGGTTTAGCAACCTTAATAGCAGAAGTATAGATCTTTAGATATTGTAGCACAACTTCATGGAATTGTCGCATCTCTTTGTCGTCTCTAAGACGTACAAACTTCATCTGTGATGAGAATATCTCCTCACCCCAGAGTGGTAGCACACGATGTTCCTTAAAGATATACTTGTTGCTGATCTTATTAATCTTTGAGTGTATTAAATCACTACCATGAACAGGTGATACATCAACGATTGCTGCTGTACACATGGTGGGAGTGGCAATAATATCTGCACCAAAGATAGGTAAATTATATTTAGGGTCAGGGAACCAAACACAATGAAGCACATCTAGTTTACCTGTCTTACAGATCTCTAAATGTGCTTTACGTATTCCATCACACTTATACATCTCATTGAAGATGTATATATTATCCCTCTTAGTTTCCTTATGGATAACAGGGAACTCATTGTCTCCTGACTCCTCAAGACCTGGCAAATCCTTCCAACTGTCACGGATTAATATTGCTAGGTCTTTAACGATGTTAATCAATTCTCAAACATGGTTGTAGGTCTTCCCAGTCTGTGTAATTACAATCACAATCAACATCAGGACACCAGTCCAATGCCTTAGCAATGGTTGGGAAGTTACAGATGAAGTGGTCACGACATAGGTTTGCTATGTCCATGTGCTCCTTCTGTGTACCATTAGCAGTCCTTAGTTGGATGTAATGCATCCATGATCTCACAGAACCAGACATATAAATGCGAGTAGGAGTAGCCAAGGGGAGAACAAATCTCGCACACTCTTTTGCAACCCCGCTAGAAAGTAAGTCATTGTAGAGGGCTTGTCCTTCATCAAAGTACTGTTTGATTCTACCTTGTAAAAAGGATCGCTCGGTTTCTGGGATGTCATCTATACTATTCTGTCTATTCTTTGTGTCCTGTCTCCTCAACTCAGGTATCACTGGTGGTTCAAGGAGATTAGTGTCAGCATATCTCTGACTAAACTCTTGGAATGTGAATGACCTGTGTCTTAATATCTGTGCAGCAATGCCACGTGTAGTGTTGATCTCCAACGTCATGTGTGCTTGCTCAAAGATAGACCAGTGTCCATGCTCTATGCAATACTTTAACAGACCAGCAACCTTCGGGTTGTCTTGGTTGTTAGGGTTGGATACTCTTGCGATATATCCTATAGTTTTTTCAGCGTCAGGTGTCACCGTGACGAGACATACTTTAGCCATAACTAATCAACGTGGTGAAATAATATACGTGCCATTGCATGAAGACCGAACGCCTTCAAGTATCCTATGGTTGCTAACCCGAAGAGACCAGGCATCAACCAATTCCATAGCAGCATCAGCACAATAGGTGAGATGAATAGAGAAGCAGTAACGGTAAGAACTTTTTGTCCCAATTCAAAATCGGAAACTTCTTTCTTCGCTTCTGCTGTTTTCTTATCAAACTCCATTGTCAATTCCTTTTTGACTGCCTCTGCTGCCTTACGAGGATTGAAATAAACATTATCAGGCATCAGTTTTCCTTTTACGTTTCTTCTTTGGTGGTTCTGCTTCTTTCCTGCGATCATTCCAGAGGTTAGGTCTGATCTGACCCTCTGCCTGTTTCATAGTAACGAAATCTTTTTTATACTTATCATAGTAATGATCAAAGATGTCCGCTTGCTTTGAACTCATAGCAATATCATATAAGACTTTATCTTCCTTCTTATATGTGACAAGGTATGCAGTGTTAGGTAGTTGTTTATCGTTCGCTGCTACTACATCACAGTTCTCATGGATGATAGTAATGCTCATGATCTACCCTCTGGGATTTGATCTCCTCCTCTACCACCCCATTTAATTTGAGGGAATGCTTCCTTAACTGTGTTAAGTGTTATGCGATACTTCTTATGTAATGCCTTGTTAAAAGTCTTACAAACTACCTCTGCTTCAGAAGCATGTAGTCCTTCAAGCATTGCAATGTACATCTGTTCAACTTTAGGTTGAGGTAGATGGTCAGCACCACCTTGGCAGAAGTAATACAACTTCTTACCTTCCTTGTTTAAGACAGTGTGCTCTGTACCTTTAGGTGCATCGTTTGGTTTGTATGGCACCTCACCAGGTGGAATCCTAGTGGTGACTGAATCGTCAAAATTAATAATGAACAGTGACATCAGTACATCAGAGGCATTGTTCTGAAGTATTGAGATCTTTTTGTCCTTAGTCTTAGCTGCATGTGCCTTCTGAAGCACTTCAGATATCAATAAATTCATAGTTTACTCGTCTTCATCGTTTAGTATATCATCTTCTTCATGGATACGCAAGTATATTAACTCGGCAGGATCAACAGGGTTGCCATCTTCATACATCTCAGGATGCATAACCATTGCAGCATACTCTGCTCTCTCTTTCCATGTGTCGAAGACATCTTTTATGTTCCATGCTACCACAAAACCTAAAAGAAAACTACCTATTGTTAGGAAGAATGCGATGTAATAAAATGCAACATCATCCATGTAGAATTCTCCCTTACTATTTGTTTTTATTTAGACTACCTTTCTTCCTGCCTGGTCTACGTTGGTCTGAATATCTCTCAGCATCGTCCATCATCTTGACGAGGTAATCACGAATCTTTCTCGCTCTTGGTTTAGGGACGTGATGATATGCTTCACGCATATATGAATCACCTCCTTTAATGTAAGTGTTAAGTTCTAAGATCTCTTGGGTAACTTCCTTTGCTACAGATGAATCTAAGAACTCTTGCACTTGTCTGCGTGTCCACTTCGCTGCTTCCAGATAACTATACATGTTAAAGAGAAACCGACCACCATTGATGGTGTCTTCCAGAGTTTTATCAACCAATGTGTAAAGCTCTTCGGGGTTCTGTGCTGTCATCATACGAACTTCATTTCTCGAAGGTATTTAACGGTTTCAGTACAACCACCTGTCCTTCTGCCATTTAATATGACTTGAGGGAAGGTAGCACCCTGACCAAATTCTTTATAGAATTGTTCCCGTGTGAACTGTGATCCTAACATATATTTCCTGTATGTCCACCCCTTACCACGAAATACTTCTTCAATCTTAGAACAGTAAGGGCAACCTGCACGTGCATAAATGACTGCTGAACCTGGGTTTGCTGACATAATCTCAACACTAAAATTTTATTTAGTATATCATAAAAAAAGACCCCTGAAAAGGGGTCTTTGTGATCCATCTCGAACCAGAGATATTTAGAAGTTGAACTTAAGTCCTACTTTAGCACCCCAGTCAACGACTGTATCGCCATCTGTATCTTCACCGTTTGTTGCACCTGATACTTCACCGTATACAGATGTTGCTTCAGCAAGAGCATAAGAAGCACCAACTTTTCCAGAAAGTTCTGTTTCTGTATCGTCAGTAGCATCAGTATGAGCTAGTGAAGGACCACCTTGTACATAGTATGCAACTTTACCTTCAGAAGCAACGCCTTCATAACCTATGTGGATGTCTGTAGCTGCAGAGCTGTAGTCTCCATCAGGATATGAGAGATTGCTTTCTACATTCACATAAGGACCAGCAAAGGCAGCTCCAGCGAGTAGAAAAGGTGATGCAGCTATTGCTGCGATTGTTGATTTAATAGACATGATTGTTTGTATTGTCTCGCAAGCAATAAAAAACCTGCGGATGATAGACTTCCCCGACATGGGAGTCTGTTTTCATTCAACACAGGGGTACGATTGTTTCGAGTCCTTTGTTAAGAAGTATTTATACTAACATGATCTAAAAATCGTGTCAAGTGTGCCAGTTGGGGAAGTTCACTACTTAGAAAGGGCATCTAACAGTGCTTGTTTGTCCTCTTCAGACAAAGTTGGTTCGGTTTCCTCTACATCCTCCGCAACTACAGGTTCAGTGACAGGTATGAACTCTGCCTTACCTGCTTTGTAAGAGATGCGTTCTAGTTCACCTAGTGGTGACCTCCAGTACTTCTTCAACTTCTTCAACATCTTCTTCCGACCAGCAGGATCATTAGGATAATCCTGTAAGACCTTCCTGATCTGTTTTAATTCTTTAGTTGACTGTGCTAATGACCTTTCGACAGCCCTTTCTTTTCCGAAACCTTTATCATCCATGAAATGCTACTCCTGAAAATTCACTTAAGTTTGCTGCGTTGGTGTAACGGAGAGCGAGATCATCCGTTGCTGGATTAGTTTGTTCGATAGCGACACGGAATTTAATCCTGTCCTCTTCTTTGTTACTAGTCCAATACCAATGCTTAGATGTTTTATTGTGTGACTCTTGATAGATCACCTCAATAGGGGTACGACGTGGGTATGACTGGCGATTTGCTCTACGTTCATGTAAACCATTGTCTTCCACCCTTACTATACCACCCTCGTCAACCTTACCATCAACCTTAGTATGATACTGCCACGTATCAGGCATACTAAACCCTGCTTCTTGGTCAGGATAGAAAGGTGAGTGGTCTGGATCCTCAGCTACAGTGTTCCGTCTAGGTGGGTATGCTAACTCAAATACATCACCAGCACGATAGTTAGTACCAGCATCAAGTATTTCAACGATCTCTATCCAACACTGCATGCGTTCATGCGTCCTAGGAACCGTCTGAATGTTCTGTGCTATAGGAATAAACATAACACGTATCTTTGCGTCTCCTAGAGGACTTCTGTCGTTCCTGAGATAATAATCTTGGAAGAATGCATCTGGATGGAAGTTAGTATATGCTTCTGGTACTGTAGCAGGTAGACCGTTGTGTGGTGCAAGAACACCATCAAGCATACCGCACTCCTCTGCAGAAGCATATAAACCATCGATGTCTTGAATACTAGGAGTATAACCTGCACCAGTATCAACACCAGCAGCAGTTGGTACTGCATTAGGATGGTCTGCCCACCAACCAAAGAGACCACGATCAAACTCACGATGAGTCCCGAATCCAGGCATAGGATTACATCCAATCCTACTGGTAGCAAATGAAGGGAAACTCAACTCACCTTGAACTGAGGTACCTACATGCTTACCTGTATCACCATATGATACTAAGTATCCACCGAAACCAAACACCCTACGGACTGCAAAGCATCCCTTCCCTTCATTGTTAGGGTTGTTTGGATATGTAATGGTTTGTGGGTCTGGTTCACCTATCCACATGCCACCGTAACGATTGTCTCCCTCAGAAAGGATGCGTGTATCAGCATAGAATATAGAGAAGCATGTGTCATCACCTTCTGTATCTGGTCCTTCAGTTGAACATTGCATTGCTTGTAACCGTGCTGAGTTACGCCATACAGGACAACGTACATAGTTCTCAGTGTCACTGTTACCCACACCTGCTAGGTCATGACGACCACTAAAGTATGACCAAACAAATTCATCATTCTGTGATGCACCCTTATGCCTGTACTCTGCCTCCATATTCATACTGATAACAGCACCACCCATGATCTGTGCAACAACAGGGTTGTCATTCAACGTTGCAGGTGCACTTGGTGATCCCACAGTATCATTCATGGTACTACCAAGATTTAATGTAAAGAAATGATCGAATACTTTATCAAGTTTATCGTAGAAGGTTAATGAAACTGAGTTTGCTGACTGGAAGTTACCTGTATCAATTGATGTTACCTCAAAGGTAAGAGTATCATTGACAGCAAGAGTAATATTGTCCTGCAATACTGTACCAATCATGGGCCACTGTCTATGGACATGAGTTGCCTGATAGATATTCGTACCGTTCTTCTTCAATGTTATCGTGAACTTCATTCCTTCTGCTTGAACACTAGAAGTAATAGAACCAAACGACATCAGTTGTAAGGTTGTTGCCTTAGTTATCTTAACTGTCTGAGTCTTATTAACACTGACTGTATACTCTCCACTACAAGGACCACATTCATAGTCTTGATACTCATTTGAAATGGTGACAGATCCACAACCAGTCCTAGTGACAGTAGCATCCTCAAATCCATATTCAAAGACACGATCATCACAATTAGATCTTGTCTTTATGTCCATCATTACTGGGTCTGGACCTGCATCTCTATAAACATAGGCAGCAACACCCTCATAATTATATGAACTAGCACCAAACTGAAGACGATAGAACCCTTTGAAATCATTATAGTCCTCATCACCTGCTAGTAAATCCTCCCACCATTGGTAGTTGGATGCATCATAACGTACAAATTCTTTTTTATTCCAGTTGATCTGTCTATCTGAGAAGATAGTATAGTTTGACTGAGCACTATTTAAACTAGACCTCCATCCATTACCTGTATCACTGAAGGTAACTAGATCACCAGCAGAAACACTATTCTGACGGTTACCATCTGGTACTAGGAAGAACCCAATGAACCCACCTTTATATGTGTTGAGTGTTGTTGGTGCTAATATTAATTCACCATACCCTACAGAGTTAGTAGCATCAGGAAGTATAACCTGACCCCACTGTGGTTCACCATCAGAATTTGCTAAGTAAACACCCCACGTGTTTTGATATCCAGCAGAACCCTTCTGCACATCATAGAATACAGTCAAAGGTATCTCAACCTCATCAGGAATATTATATAACTGACGATTAGTATCAAGAGTAGGTGGTTGTGTATAACCTACCTTATTAACAGTGTACTTATGATCTCTATCAGTTGCAGTAGCAAGATCCATAGCACCAGTTAAGATGGTAAGTCTACAGTTACAATCAGGACCATCACCATCTTTAAGACACAACTCTCTACTCGATACTTTAACAATAGGATTATTAGCAGCATTCAATCCTGTGTATGTGATTGGAAATGTCTGAGTACCATTCACATTGATAGGGAAACTACCTGTTACTTCACCACTACGTCCTGACTGTGTAAGAGTTAAACCACCTACGGTTACAGATTCAAGAGCAACACCAGCAGTACTAGGGTTATCATTCCATGATAGTTTCATACTAATATTACTACTACCAACACCTGACACAATTATATTCTGTGCGTCTACATCAAACTCACCACTGAAAGGAAGACTACCATTGAAATACCTATGGAGTTCTGCAACACTTTCATTCTCACCTAGGTAAGGTATTGCTTTAGATGATTCAGGGAATACATAACCAAGAATCATACCACCTGCCATACCAGCAAGGTCCATAGTGACACGTTCACCAACACCAGGAGAATCAGGTTCACCAGGATTGCAAGTTAATAATGTATCTTGTGTTGAGTCTGAGAAGAATTTAAATAAAGGAACAGATCCATTAGACTGATCCCTAAGTACATAGAATGCTGGTGTAGTGCTAGTTAAATTATATCCAAACGGTGCTGAAGGTACACCATCAGGTGTCATTGACCTGAAGTATGTGTGATCTCTACCTTGACCTGTACCAATGATAGTAATACTAACTGACACCGTTGCCTTACCACCATTAAAGGTGGATGTAAATACATCACCAACAGTAAGAGTAGTTGGATCTGGAGAGGCAGAGATCCACCAGTCAGAATCATACTCATTAACATCCAGCACAGGTGTCACATTAACTGTGAACCCATTGAAACTATGAGTAATAGTAGTAGCACTATTAAAATATTTGTTTCCATGAGGAGAACGTAACTTCCTACCGTTCCAGTCACCAGCAGAATTGATGGTAACTATAGTATCGTTGTGTCTCTCATCAGAGAACGGTTTAAGCATAGGAACACCAACATTGGTACCCTTAGTTGCCTCATAGATAGGTATCCTTTCAGGAAAACAATTCCTTATACATATTTGATCTTTATTACCACTCCATCCACGTGGATAGAACGCTTCACAGTCACCTTTAGGTGGTTTCCATGTACCTGTTGCAAATGGACGGAAGTAACACTCTAATGTATCACGTACACATTCCTCCCAAGGAGTACCATCCCCTCTTTTATCATCACAGAATGCTTCTTCACCTGTGAGAGTATTCCTCCAATGACCTTCACCTTTTTCAGGTATTCTCTCTGCTACACCTTCTTCCTTCCATTTCCTTATCTTCTCACAGTCTCCAGTAAGATCCCACGTTGGCCAGTCAGGTCTCCTAGGATCGATAAGTGGTGGCACAAGAACTGGACCGCCACCACCAATACACATAGGATGGTCAGGAAAGAAGTCACAGAACCATTCGAATGGAGGAAGGAGTGGAAAATCCCATGTAGGTGGATCAGGAAATGGATAATCAATCTCCGTAATAGTAGTCGGTGCTCTATCTGGATAACATCTTCCAATCAACCCCTGTATAACTTGATTAGGAGTTAACTCTGGTTCCTCTGGTGTCTCTGGTGTCTTAGGTATCGGCAGATCACCACGACTAGGTGGTATTGGTGGCAGTGCAGGACCATAACATCTCCCTGCCTCGTCTAACGCATCTTGTACTACCTCATTACCTGTTGGTTGACCAGCAGGAGGGGGTGGTGTTTCATGTTGTGGTACAGGAAACGATCCGTCGTCAGCGGGGTTGGGTTCTAATGGTAGTCCGTCAGGACCGTAACACTTTTTATCTGCCATGCATTATTTATTTGAACCAGTTAAAGTTAATCACAACTCTAGATTTATCATCAGTACATGATGTACCACGATGCTTCAAGTGAGCAGGAAATATAACCATTTTATTTGCAATACTTTTTGATGTATTACCATCTTCAAACTCTGTGTACCCATCACATGTATTAACATAGTACACACCAGTGTACATGTTATCTAGGATAGAACCAACAAAATCTGTATGAAAATCATGCTTCTCTATCTCTGGTGTATGTGGTATTAAATTTGCTTTGACTCTCATCATCGCATAACATTTCAACCTCTCCTTAAAGAGTGTCATTATATCAGCACTAAAAGGACTAACACTACCCTTATTAATGTCATATAACATGTGAGTAAATTGAAACTGTCTTAAATTATCCTCTTCTCTCTCTTCTATATGTGATATGTGTCTATGGAAGAACCAATTGAGATCACTACCTAGAAATACTGCACGGAGTGCTGCTGCATCATCCTTCCCTAGGAAATTAGGAATCGATTCCATCAGTGATCTCTTTGATCTAAGTTAAGTATGACTATCTTATCACCTTCTATACGGAACTGCAATTCGTCATCAGGATCCCACATCAGTTCTTCATATAATGTATTCAGTTTATCCATGTCTTCCCATAAGGCATCAGGGTTTGGCATAAAAAAATTCCTTAATTAAGTTATTATTTATTATAAAATCCTAGGGGCAAAAAAATACCTCGGATTTTTTTCCGAGGTATTTGTAAATCAAAAGTCGATTTTGGTTTACCCTACAGCAGGTGCAACCAATGCAACTTCACTAGTCTCAGCAGCAGCGAGGTCAAGTGGGAAGTTGTGTGCATTTCTTTCATGCATAACTTCCATACCTAGGTTCGCTCTGTTCAAAACGTCTGCCCATGTAGGAACAACCTTACCAGATGAATCAACAACCGACTGGTTGAAGTTAAATCCATTCAAGTTGAATGCCATTGTACAGATACCCATAGAGGTTAACCATACACAAATCACAGGCCATGATGCAAGGAAGAAGTGAAGACTTCTTGAGTTGTTGAACGATGCATACTGGAAGATTAATCTACCGAAGTATCCATGAGCAGCAACAATATTATATGTCTCTTCTTCTTGTCCGAATTTGTATCCGTAGTTTTGAGAATCCAAACCAGTTGTTTCTCTGATTAGAGAAGAGGTTACAAGTGAACCGTGCATAGCACTGAAGAGTGCTCCTCCAAACATACCTGCAACACCTGCCATATGGAACGGATGCATAAGGATGTTATGTTCTGCTTGGAATACGAACATGAAGTTGAACGTACCTGAGATACCTAGAGGCATTCCGTCAGAGAAAGAACCCTGTCCGAAAGGATACACTAGGAATACTGCGAAAGCAGCGGAGACTGGTGCTGAATAAGCAACACAGATCCAAGGTCTCATACCTAAACGGTATGATAGTTCCCACTGTCTGCCCATGTAAGCAGAGATTCCGATAAGGAAGTGGAAGATTACTAACTGATATGGACCTCCGTTATACAACCACTCATCTAGTGTGGCAGCTTCCCATATAGGGTAGAAGTGTAATCCGATAGCGT